TAGCGTATTGTGAGCCTACGTTTGTAGATGAAAGCATAACAGAGATATTTTAGAAATATGGAAAACTGGAAAGACCCGGACACTTGGATGGGACTGGGGTTAGCTTTAATCTTTTTAACAATTACAGTAGTAGCTGTCGTTAGAGTATAACTGGCGCGCTTGGAGGGAGTCGAACCCCCGGCCTTTCGGTTCGTAGCCGAACGCTCTATCCAACTGAGCTACAAGCGCACATAAAAATGCCCCCATCTTTGGCCCGTTGGTTAGACGGAGATGGAGGCGGGTGTCCACTACAAAGAGGACTACAAAACTATTACGATTCAGAAGCCTTAGTGTCAACATCAGACGCTGGGGCTTCTTGCGTTTCGGGCTGGGCCGCTTGCTTCTCAAACAATCCTAATTCAAAGATTGAACGGTTAAGCGTCCAGTGCATGAACGGTATATTACTTATGGAACTGGACATAAACAAATGCCCTTCTTTATTAAATCCGGTAACAATACAGTTCTCGAACTTCCCTTTAAGGGAATCTAGTAGCTCATCAGTAGACATAGCTTCAGCGGGGGTTGGGGTCTCAGTTTTCTCGGACATAAATACTCCTAATTATCTTTAACAAATTTACCGTCAACCATCTTACCGGTGCGGCGTTTAATTACGTCGTATGCGGCTTGCACACACTCATCCATCGTCAGGTTCCATGCCTCGGCTTGCATGGTGAGGGTGACAAAAATATCCCCAATGGCATCTTTAACTTCAGGTACGTCATGCTCGTAAATTGCTTGGCGTAGTTCGGCTACTTCTTCCTCAGTTTTCTCAAGCTGGGAGAGAGGCTCCGCGTAAGGTAGGATACCTTTTTCAATTCCCCATTCTAGGATTTGATCGTTGAGAGTGTCTAAACTCATACATATTCCTTTTCGATTTAGTTAATGGTACTACAAAAGTCTAACAAAGTAAACAATTAAGGGCGTTAGCTTTTTTGAGTCCGTTTGAGGTTTAGGAAAAACCCGGAGTCAAACCCGCGCTTCCATTCCTTGTGCAAGAAAGAGGATTCCTTGTAGGGGCTAGTAAATATCCCCCGGTAAAACGCCTTCTGTCCCATATCAAATGCCACCTCTAGTGGCTTTTTTTTGGCCTGTCGTTTCTGATGCGACATAGGTCAAAGCTCCTATGATACCGCTCCCCATACTTCGGCCCAATCGCCGGAAAGTGCCCCTTTTGCGTAGTCTACAACTTTGTTTTCAAAGAAGTTTGTGTGCGTGACTCCAAGCATACCATCTACCCACGGCAGAGGGTTTGTCTTCACTTTGAAGATGCCCTTCATGCCCAGAGCTATTAAACGCCTGTCACAAATATATCGAATGTACTGTTTGACTTCGATGGGGGTGAGACCTTCCATCTGGTTCACGCCGAACGCTAGGTTGATGAACTTGTCTTCTAGCTCCACCATCTTCTCAGCAGTGGTGTAGATCATCTTCTTAGTCTCATCATTCCATTGATCCCGGTTCTCTTGAACGTAGGTGCGGAACAACTTGATCATGCTCTCGGTGTGCAGTGTTTCATCGGCTATAGACCATGCAATGATCTGGCCCATACCCTTCATCTTACCATGCCGTGCAAAGTTCAGTAGCATCACGAAGGAGCTAAACAACTGCATACCTTCAGTGAAGGCGCTAAACGCGGCGATCTGTGCGGGTAAATTATCGTCCTTTTGTAGCTCTTGGAAGAAGTCGTGCTTCTCCACCATCTCTTCGTACTCATTAAATTCATTGTACGTTGACTCAGGCATACCCAAGGTTTCGATAAGGTGGCTATAAGCCGCCACATGGATAGCTTCCCTAGCGGCAAACGAAGATAACATCATCCTTACTTCGGGTTGGGGGAAGTGCGGCAAGTAGTTATTAATATACGCGCCGGACACATCTATATCGCCCTGAGTAAAGAAGCGGAAGATCTTCGCAAGGAAGTCCTTCTCCCCATCATTCAGCCGGTGACGCCAGTCCTTGGTGTCCTCCAGCATAGGTACTTCTGTCCACAACCAGTGCATCTGTTCGCTGGCTTGAAATGCATCATAAGCCCACGGGTAGTTAAATGGCTTATAGTAATCTCTTGTATCCGTTAACTTCGGTTTTCTCTTTGGCATACTCATCCCTCACATGCGAGACATACATCCCCGTCAGCTACGGCTGTCAGGTCGATCTCGTCTTCAATTCTGTTACGTTTAATCTGCATACCGACGCGATCAGCTTTACGAAGCTTATCAGAGCGGCAGTAATACAGGCTTTTAAGGCCGTTTTTCCACGCTAGGAAATGGGTTGCGTGTAAGTACTTCACGTTCACATCCGGGCGGAAAAATAGGTTTAAGCTCTGACCTTGGTCAGTATGCTTTTGTCGATCCGAGGCCAGATCAATTAGGTATAGCTGATCTATTTCATCGGCTGTCTTGAACACATCTTTAACGTCATCCGGGATATCTAAGTGCTGTACAGAACCATCCGACGCAGTAATACTGGCCCACGTTTTCTGTGTGTTCATACCCAGTTCGATAAGTCTAGCTTCAAGGAACTTATTACGCTGTATATACGCACCTGACATCGTATCCTGTCGGAATAAATTGGCCCGGTAAGGTTCTATACTAGGGCTGGTGTTGCCCATGATGATCGAGCTACTGGCGTTTGGTGCAATAGCAGTCCAATGGCTGAACCTACGTTCTACCCCAGCTTTCTTAGCATCTGGACATGCGCCACGGCTCTCAAATAGTTTCCTATCACCGCGCCTACATTCTTTCTCTATGTGTTCGTAAATCTTGCGATTGAACACCTTAGTCATAACGCTCTCTATAGGCATGTCACGCTTCTGGAAATACGCATGTAGCCCAAGGGTACCAATACCGATTGATCGTTCGTTACGCGCTGATTTAACAGCCCTAGAAACGGATTTAGGTGCCTTGGCAATGAAGTGATCCAGTACGTTGTCTAGCATCTCCATAATATCAGGAATAAACTGACGATCTGACTTCCACTCGTCGTAGTATTCGATATTCAGGCTAGACAAACAGCAGACGGCGGTTCGGTCTATAGACGTAGGCAAAAAGATCTCTGTACAGAGGTTACTGCCGTGGATCTTCATACCTTGGTCTTTCAACCATACAGGCAGATCGTCATTAGCGTTATCGATAAACACTAAGTACGGCTCACCGGTCTGGATGCGCATCTCTAACAGCTTAGTCCATAGGGCTTTAGCTGATACTGTCTCTACTACCTCACCATTATTAGGGCTAATTAAATCCCATGAATCATCGAAGTCCTCGTCGCGCATTGACTGCTCAATAAGGTTCATGAAGTCATTTGTTATGTTAACGCCGTGATGTAGGTTCAGTGTACGGAAATTCTGATCACCGGTAGGCTTACGCATCTCAACAAACGCAGTAATGTCCGGGTGACTTATGTCTAGGAAAGCCGCGTAACTGCCGCGACGGGTACGTCCCTGTCGGTAGGCTAGTGAGCTTGCGTCATACACTTTAAGGTGAGGCATTACTCCGACTGATTTATCGTCTGAGCCACGGATACCCACATGGATACCAACACCGCCACCAAGCATCGACAACCAGTTTACCTCCGATAAGGTATCGACTAGTCCTTCGGCGCTGTCATCGAGGTAAGTAAGGAAGCAACTGATCGGCATCCCCCGCTTACTTCGCCCGTAACTGAGGATCGGCGTGGACAACGACAGCCAGTGCTTGCTTGTGTATTCGTACAGGCGCTGGGCGTGTTCCGGGTTAGATCCAAATTCTTCGCATACAAAGGCAAATCTTTCTTGGGGGCTACTTTCTTCTTCGCGCATGTAGCTTTCGCGCAGTCTTGTGAGTCCGAGGTCATCAAACAGTCCATCTCTTTCTAAATCTATTAATATTTTATTTGTCATTTTTATTCCTGATATCTTTCTGCAACCTCGCCCAACCTTCGATGTTGGTTATAACTTCTGAGATAGGTAGGGTGTTGTCGATCCAGACATCGCAGTCCGCTGAACTCACTGACGTTTCAGAGGCGTGTTCGTCTTCGCCCTCATAAATAGAGGTTCTCTCCACCCACGCTACTACCCCGCCATTGTCACGGATTGCTTTTATTTCATTAGGGAAACGAACATCGTCCACGACTACAATGCCGCTTTCTTTGTTCGCCTTGGCAACAAGCATATCTACCCAGATATTCTCGTGCAGTAAGTTACGGCCCCACTCAGTCCCGAGTGTTTGCATGGCGTACCTTGGGGTCTTACCATTCAACATATCACAGGCAACTTCTTTGAGGTCACCGTTTATCTGGCCCTCATTAAATCCCATGACACGCATCATGTCTTTGAGAGTATCCGCGAAGCGCGTTATCTTAGCCCCTCGGAGGTCTCTCATATTTTCGGCTACATAGGATTTCCCGGAGCCTTTCTTTCCACATAGGCCAATAAATAAATCACTCATCATTTATCGCCTTTGGGTTTAAATTGACTAATATCAATCACTTTTGATCCCATATCTAGCTTGTCTAAAAGCTCGTCATCCGGGGTAAATAGTATTTCGGTGTCGCTTACCGGAGTCATGCTGTCATCAAAGCCAGAGACGTTTCGTACTATCTCACCAATAGCTATGATCTCTTCGTCTTGACTGCTTAGAAGACCAAAGATACCAGCCACTAAATTCTTAAAGAGATCTTCAATATCAGGGTCGATGTTGTCAGGGAATTCCCACCCAAATCTGAAGTCTATTCCTTCATTAGTTTCATTGGGGACGAGGTCTATAAATGCGCCTACAAATTTCTCAGTCATTTTGTTTCTCGTAGTTTACTTAGTAAATTTAATGAACGCTTTTTAGGCTTTTCTTTTAGCCATTCACCCGGAATCTCTTTTGCCGCAAACAGGAACCCATTCTTCTCACACCAGTCAGCGTAGCTAGTTTTGCTACCCTTACGGAGTTTGCCTCTAGGGTTGTTGAATACAAAGCGTAGGTCTAACGCCTCGCCGTATTCATCACGGATATAGATATGTTTTTTTCTATCTTCAGGAGTGAAGCGGCCCTTACTTTCAATCACAATCCCGTTGGGTAAAACGTAGTCGGGGGTGTAATGACGGCCCTGTACAGGCACCGTAAAAGGAATGCGGAAGGGCTCGTATTCTGCCCTTACCCCAGCCTCTTTAAGTTGTAAGCCAATGTCTTCTTCCAGCCCGGATCGGTAGCCATTCGCAATAGCTCTACGGCGTATGTTTCTAAAGGTCATCATCATACTCCGCGTACCAGTGGTACCGAGGGTTCTGTGCTTTACTGTGGGTTTGAGGTCTGTATTTGGCGTCGGGCCAGCATGTGTTCGTGTACGAGCAAAACGTACAGTTCATAGCTAGTCTTTTGTTGGGGGTTAGTTGCTTACGGAAGTACTCGTCTTGTGGTTCAAAACATTTTTCAAATGGCGCATCAGTAGCGATCAGGTTGACGTTGTTACTAATCTTATCCCGGATCTTTTCTTTATCCGCCCCGGTAAACTCAGCTTCTACTATCTGTATTTCACCAGTTGATTTGTTCAGTACGATCCAACCGCCCGGCTCTAGGCCAGAGGCGTCACTATAACCGAGTAACTGAGGCACATAACCAAAGGCATCATCCTTCGCTACGCCTTCCCAGCCTTGGCTCCACTTATGTTCGTAGGCCCAAGGACTAGAGGACTTAGTGTCGTAGACCTTGTTGTCTATCTCCACGTCATTCTCACCGAGGATAGTGGTGTCACCCACATCAAGTTTTACTTTAGCCTTGCCACCGGTAATGTTTACCCCGGCTAGTTTAAGGTAGAACTCAACGAGAACTTCAGTCGCATCACCCAACATAAATCTTACGATATTATTGTAGGGGTTCTTAGACTTAGGCGCTCCTTCTTTCTCTCGCTGGAGTTGGCATAAGGGGCGTCCCACATTCGACATGCGAATGCGGAACTTATCCTCACGAGGCTTCATCTGTTTGCGGAGAGTGTCTTTAAACATCTCTCCAGCTTCTTCTATCCAACTCTCCTCATACGGAACAGTCTGCCCATTAGACAGCTTGTCCAGTACCCGGTGCAATTGGTTTTCAAGTATATTTAGAGACATAACGTACCTCGTTTAGGGTTAAGGTAGGATTATGCTTCGTCTTCTAAATCGTCTTCCAAGTCGCCCGAAACAGATACGATGGCATCTAGTGCATCGTCAGATAGTTGATTGTTGCGAAGTGCCTTTTCATGGGAAGCCTGAATCTTTTCATTCTCGCCCTTCACCATGTCGTGCATGACCTTCACGGTCTCGAAGACCTGATCGTCCATAGCCACAGCATTTACTAAGTCTGGGTTAAAGTTCATCACCCACCACACATTTCCGCCGCTACCTTTAGTCTTAGTAGCAGTCACAGATACTGTGTACTCATGCATCTTGCGGCCCCGAGGTAACTTCTTCAGGAACTCGTCTTCAAAGGGGTTAAAGTTACTGCCTTTGAGCATCAAGATAACTGGCTGATTTTCAACAGTCACGGTGTCACCATCGGCGTTCTTACCTTCATAAGAAACAAGTCCACGGATCTGTCGAAAGCACTTAATGTCGCTGTACTTCTTTTGTTCCTCTTTACCTAACTCACGCAAGACATTGCTTGTCGGCTTACCACAGCGGGTAGTTCCGTTCATGTCACGAGCTTCTTGGCGAAGCATAGGGATCATCAAGGTTTTGTTCTTTACCTTGTTCTCTTCAGGGTCGTATTGAATCCACTGGAATAGCTGGCTCAAAGGTCTGAAGGTAACCTTCTTGGCAAAGACTGGATCGTCTTCAGTACCCTTCACATAAAACTGTCCACGGGGAAGTTCTTGACCTTGGTCATTCTCTTCTTGGTAGTTAATCTTCAGTTCAGGGAGTCTGTCAGCAGTAGCATTACTAGAACCACCCCCCATACCCATAGCGGCGGCAAGTTCTTGTTGGTCAGCTTTGCTGATAGTAGTAAGTTCATTCATATAAGTCTCCGGTTGTTACATTAGTAACGTATTTTATAGGAAGTTTAAGATTACCTTAGTTAGTGGCGTTAGTCAATAATAAGTTCGACTTGTTCCATCCAGTTCGGCCCTTGAGTAATCTCGATATCAAGAGGCAAAAGAAGATCGTAATCATAGCGTTTACTAACCTCCCCAGCCAAGCCACCCATCGCCCATTTTAATGCCTCAATAACCCGAGCGTCTTCGTCCGGGTGTACGTCAACAACAATGGAGTCATGGACAGTTAGGATAAGACGAGACTTAAACTTCTCATCTTTAAATCTTTCATGCGCCCGGACACAGGACATCACAACAAGGTCGGCCGTGGCAAAACTTTGACAAGGGTAATTAACTACGGCGGTGGCATTAGTAATTCTGCCGTTGCCCAGTCTACGGGCGTTAGGGAAGTAGAACTCTCTGCCGCTGGGGATGCGTACCAGACCATCCTTGAGGACGCCGTCCATTAGCTGACGGTGCCAGATGGCAAGGCCCTTGTAGATGTTAAAGTACTCTTTGAAGTAGGCCTGAACATGCGGGGGCTCATTAGCTCCCATCCCGCCATACAACGGCGCGAACGTGTAGGCCTTTGCATTTTGGCGCATGGTCTTATCAACATCCTCAACAGCGCACTGATTAATAATCGAGGCGGTCTGTTTGTGTACATCCTTGCCTGACTCAATATCCTCAATGATCTGTGGATCTCTGGATAGTTCCCCAGCAACACGGAACTCAAGCCCACTAAAGTCAGCTTCCATAATCGTCCCACCTTCAAAGCGAGAGTGTACGGCTTTGCGTACAGGAAACTTGTGGCCCTTGGGAATGTTCTGGAAGTTAGGCTGGCTCGAAGACAGTCGGCCGGTACGAGTAATGCACTGGTTAAACTGCGCGTGGAGTAGGCCGTCCGCTCTAGTCGATGCTTGTATGTTCTTCACAAACGAGTCGAGGTAAGTGCTTATGGCATTTAGCCGGGAGGTCTTGGTAAGGAACTCTACCGCCTTTAAGTTGTCCTTCGCATGAGCTTGGGCAATCAACTTGGCTATAGTAACCTTATCAGTCTTGAACCCATTGATAGATGCGTCAGACGCTTGGGTAGGGATTAACTTCAGCCCCGCCACTTGGCCCGTCTCAGTCAGTGTGTAGCCACGGCCATCACAGTGGGTACACTTGGACAGGTTCTTGTACAGGTCACCGTTAACCTTGGTTTTCTGTAGGCGGCCCTCGCCACCACAGACATCACAGTGGTTAGCAATAGTCCGCATTACACGGCGGGTAGACTTCCTAACAGTGTTGGCAAACTGGCTGGCATTCATACGCGGGGGTGGGAGAGGCTTACCTCGGGCATTCAATCCTATGTTGAAAGCATTCTTATGGTAGTTGCGATCATTTACTCTGCGCGAATAAACCACGGCAGTCATATCTACACCGCTGTTTAGATTAACTGGAGTGTCTCCCATCACATCAGCAACGATAAAGTCTAGATCCTTTTCGATCTGGGCCTTCTCAGCCTCAAACTGCGTCTTTACTTCGGACAGAGTATCTCTATCAATCGCAATCCCATTCCGCTCTAACTCTACCAAGAACAGCAACATCTCGTTCATTAGAGTAAAGGTAGGGAGTAAGCCGACGTTCGACTCTTTTAGAAGATCTTTCTGCTGGGCGAGGTAAATCTCAGCGGTGGATAGCACATCGGCATCCGCGTACTCAATGACGGTAGCAAGGGGCATAGCCTCGAACCCGGTGCCTGACTTGAATAGGCCGTCCACCAAGTCACTCTTCTTACGGGTAACGTCCCGGCGTTCTGCCGTTGCCTTGAGCGATAACTCTTGTCGCTGTCCTCGTGCAAAGACATACTCACCAATCATCGTGCAGTACACCGTTTTTGGTATACTGAAACCTGACTCTAATAAGTAGGACACATCAAATTTAGCATTATGGCATACCATTAATTCAGCCCGACTAATGTCTTGCTTCATGGCTTCACTGCTATCGGCGTCTAGGCCATTTTGTTCGTTGTGGTTAAAGATTGCGCGTTGCGCATCATGCAACACCCCGTCTTCTATCATCCTCCAATGAGACGAGACGATCTTATTCTTTGGATTGTACGGACTATTGTCCTTGCTCTTATCCTCACCAAATTGAACCGTTGTCTCTAGATCCAATACAATTATTACACTCACATTATTCCCCTTTAAATTTTGATTCCATTAACTGTTTCCACAGGGTTTCAATTGGGAACAACTCCTCGTGTTCCATCTTCAGTCTGTCACCGTATCCGAAATTAACGGGGTTACATTCCTTCTTGAACGTCCTGCGATCTACCCATCCGTTGATCCGCATCTCGTTTGGATCTTCGGTTCTCCCTACCAACACAGCTATCTGGGCACGGAACTTCGGAACTGTGTCGAAGACCAATGGGCCAAACTCTGAGTTAGTAAATTTTACATCTATCGAAGTGTCCCCGAACCAGAGATCAACGCCGCCATCACTGACTACATTGATCGTCGGGGGTGTCAGGTCTAACAGTCGGGCTACAGCAAACTCAGCCTTGAAGCCGTAGATGTTTGCCTCAACCCGAGACTGGCTTTCATTCTCCAGCCTTGGTTTAAAACCCTGCATCTCACAGAGCTTAACTGTATCTGCACCCAAAATTTTAGAACTATGGGCGTCCTGCTTCGATAGTCTTACAAGCATATCTACTCCACATACCGGCTTATTTCCGGCTGAATGTTGCAAATTACTGTGCCATGCCAACCGGACAGTTTGTTCTTACTTACCGTTAGGTAGCGGGAAGTGTCGGGCTCAGAGTCATCAACGTCCCCGGCCTCGTGCTTTCCAATACCGATACACAGATCAAGCTCGGCCATCTTACCAATCTTAGATCCTTCCATATCGAACCCCGATAAACGGGTACGGCCCTTGGCATCGTTACTGGCTTGGCTAACGGCCAATACAGCACAATCAAATTTCTTAGCTGTCTCTCGTAGTCTGCGATACAACTCACGCAGTCGTTCATGACCCGCATTGAAGTTGCCACCGATGTTTACTTTGTCGGCTTGGTCAATGATTAGGATGTCGGGTTGTTCTTTCTCGACGTAGGCTTCAATCTTATTGAGATCCCAGTCCATCACCTCGTTCATGTCGAACAGGTCTTCGATGTCAGTGAACTTCTGCCTAGCCTTCTGCGGGTTTGCGACTATCTGCTCCCGAGTAAGTCCAGCGTGTGCTTGAATAGCACGAAGCATAGTACGGCCGGTGTCTTCCTCGTTACCGAGATAGATTACCTTGGCACCTTGCTCACAGAAACCACCGGGGCCAGCGCAGATAGATACTAGGAATGCCGTCTTACCTGTTTCAGGTAGTGCAAACACACAACCGAACTCTCTGGCCCCAATACCATATACATGACGGGATAGGGTGGCGATGTTGAACGCCCAGCGGTTATCATCAGTAACCCCGGCGAGTAGTTCATGTATGTCTTTAGTAGTCTTGTCTCCAAAGTCCGTAGGCATGAAGCCTTCACGGGTAGAGTCGAGTAGTCCCACCAGCCTATCCATCGCAGACGAGTTACCGTCCGCAAGTTCAATGCCCATGTTGGCTACCTTAGTACCGATGTGACGTTGCCATAATCCATGCAGTACATCTGCAACGATTAGGGGGGAGATAGGATCAACGGTGGTCACTTCCGTGATCAGGTCGTTGAATGCCTCGGCATCTGACCGAGTAGCTACTGGGTTATTATTCGCCCAGAGTATCTGTATGTCTGATGCCGATAGGTCGTGCTGGTACTTTTCATGTGCCGACACGATGGTGTTGTAGGCTTCCTGTATCTCATCCTCGAAAAGATTCTGAGTTAAGTTGGCCTTGTTTTCTGTATAAAATTCAAATGATAGAAGTGATTTAAGTAGTCTTATGTCCATAGCTAATGCTTTAGTTAAGTTATAGTTGAGCTACACGATAGCATGGACAACGCACAAAAAAAAGCCCCATCTTTCGATAGGGCCTAATTAACTAATTTGTATTGGTTTAACTTGAGCGCAGTTTCATCTTCTTGATGTCAGGCTTATTGTCACCCCTGCGTTCTTTTATATCTACTTCCGAATGTACTACTCGGGGATTGCCTTTGACTAACTCTTTTATGGCCGCTTCCAGAGCTTCTTGCTCAATGGCCGCTTGTTTATATCCATCCGGCAAATCATAATCAATTACCACAATTCCTCTGCACTTCATTTGGTCTACTTATCCTCCACTTTCTGGTAACACCTATAGTCATTACCTTTCTTCTACAATGTGAATAATTTCACTAGGTTGGCAGTACTTTAAGTCTTTAGTTATGAACCTTACAGTGCATGGAACTAAGCCTCTTAACTGCCTTAATAAATTTATAGCCTTTTTTTTAGCATCGTTGTCAAGACAAATAATGATATTTTGGTACTGTTTTAGGCTATGTTTCTGTTTTGTACTCAAATTAGTGCCTAAAATAGCTACTCCAGTATACATTTCTGTCGCCGCAACTGCACACGCTGAAGGCGCGTCCTCGACGATAACAGCGTAGTTAGATGTACCCACAGTTAATAAATTGGTATCACCATAAGACATCCATTTAGGAATTGATTCGCCCATTGTCCGTCCAACTGCGCCACTACTATCCTCCGATAAGAATAGGCAACGGTTATCCGCAGGGGCATAACGTATTTTAATTAAAGAGTTTGAGTAAGCGTGTAAGCAACCGTTCTCATCAAGATATTTCATGACAGCCGGGTGGTTACTAGGGCTAGACAGTATCTCGGGTATAGTTCGGGTTCTCTTCCGGGATATTTGTCTTAGGTTATTGATTCGGTTTCTAGCACCTTTAAGTCCGTAACCTTTTTGGTACGCCCCACGAGCTTTGCAGGATGCCTTGTAACAATTCCACAAGACTACGCCTTCTTTATTCGAGATACTGAATTTCTTTTTGCCGTTACAAAACGGACAATCAATCGATTTAGATTCACCATCCGATAACTTAATCGATTTTAGTAATTCGATCTGGTCTTTCGTACTGTACATATTAACCCCTTAAACGGGTTATTGGGGTAGCTCGGCCCCGAGCGGCCTCGCTTTTATATCATGGATTTTCACAACCGTCAACAGCTTAACTATAGTTTAACTGTTACATTAGTTATGAGTTTAGCCAATAAAAACCCTGTAACCCTTTGTTTTTGTTAAAGATCTACCTATCCTGAAGGTCGTAGGTTCAAATCCTACTCCCGCAACCAATTTAAAGTAAGCCCTTGTTTTCACAGGGGCTTTTTTATCCCATTCTATTAAAAGTGGAGTGGACTGGTCGAAAATGGTCACTTTTTCTCTCCGCCCTTAACCACTACACTATCTGATACCTTAGTTAACTCCAGATGGCATGAGGTGCATTTAACTGAGTCGGGGTCATCGTAGTAAATCTTTCCACGGGTGTATCTGCCGCAAAAATCGCACTCGATGAGTTCTGGGTAATGAGGTATCCCATTCATAAATACCCCCGTTTTTTCATTTCCATTATCTTACACCCAGCACAAAAGTAATGCTTAGTGTTTGCCTTGTGGTCTGTCATCCATTCCGTAGTCTCTACTACCACCGCCTGTTTCTCGTGACATAGGTCACACGTTTTCTTTTCATTCTTCTTTAACGTCATGATGCGAACCTCTTGTTTTGTGCTGACTGGGCCAGCTTTACCGTTGGTCTGACATAGGTCGCTAAAATCTCACGCGACTGATGTCCCGTTACTGCTCTTAATTCATCTTCAGTACATCCAGCCTCGGCCATCTCGGTTGCGCCAGTCCGGCGGAGATCTCGAAGCTGTAAATGTTTGGGTAGCCCTGCTCGGTTTCTAACTCGGGCAATGTATTTGACTAATAGATCCTTGCTGTACGGTTTGTCTGTAGTCTCACAGATTGCGATACAGCCCTCTCTGTCCAAATCCATAGGATCGTATTGGTGATACTCTTTAAGCCTCTCAACCAAACGAGGAGAGCCGGCTACACCCATTGGCGTCTTGGTCTTCTCTTGGACATAACCAAAGTTACCCTCGTGATAATTGGCCCACGTTAACTGTCTCATGTCTCCCGGCCTCGCACAAAGGTCGTAGGTCAGCAGGATGATAGTCCCCAGAGATCGGTAGCCCATCGTATCTGCTGTCTCCATCAGTTTAAACACTTGGTCAGGCTCCCACATTACCTTTCGGGTAGGTAAGCCGGGTATTTTCATGTTGGAGAAGGGGTTAGCGCGTACTCTGTCGTGCCGTAGAGCTACGTTAAACACTTTACGCAGTACTTTTACTACACTAGCGGCTCTGTGGTCGGAGTATAGTGACTGTATCTGGGTGTAGAGCTTGTCAGCCTTGGTGGCGGTCACATTTTTGGCATAAGTTTGCCCAAATGTCATATTAGAAGCGCCTTCCCACATCTCAGTGGCCGTTCTTAACTGCAAATCATAGAAAGTTTGGCTATTTTCAGCCAATTTTATCCATTCTTGCGTAGATTTATAGAACTTTATCAGCCCAGAGATGCTCTCGGGATCAACTTTGACGGTCTTATCCTTCTTACGTTTATGTAAATCAAACTCCGCCGCCACTAGCTTACAATATGCAGTCGCATCCGACTTAGTGCGGAAGGATTTGTACCTTACGTCCAAAGCCTCCTTGACATGTCTGGATGGATTGAAGGCGTAGAACACCGTCCCATCCGCTTTCTTCCTCGTTTCAAAATACTTAGTCATCCGTATACCCCTATTGGTTATGAGTTCGGTAATACGATAACTAAAAAAAACTGGCGCGTCAACTATAGCTATACTCTTGCTTTACTAAGGGCATTGTAGTAACCTTACTGGTGTTAGGAGTACTCCTCCCGCTCTTAACGACTGCGGGTGCCATTTCCCCCTTTATTTGGCACCACTAAAAACCCCGGATCATCCTTTTTTGGACGTTCCGGGGTTTTTTTTTAGTAATTTAACGATTTTGGGTAGGTTTAAACTAGTTTGAGAGTCGGCGGGTCATGCTCTGGGCAAACAGTAACTTGGACATCGGAATTTTCACCAGCAAAAGCGCCGGAGATAGCAACTCGGGCAGTACCTACCATAATTATATCCCCGCGTTTTCCCTGTTTTGCTATCTCTATGGCATCCCAGAGGGCCATTATGCTGTCTATAGCTTGTTGTATAGTTACTTCGTATTCCTCTGGGGGGCGGCTAGTATCTAAGTCTCTCTTGCGGTTAGGCATCTACACTCCTCTCACTTTGAGTCCTCTAGA